GATTATGTGCAAGGATATGGTAGGAGGGGAAGCAAGATGGCGAAGGGCGCAAGCCAGGGCGAGGCGCATGGTCGAGAATACTCAGTCTACTGCTATCTGTGTGATGGGCTGCTGAGATATCAGCCAGCGCGTGACAAGCAACCGGGTAAAGTGGGAGGCGTGAGAATCTGCCCGCGCTGTGACCGGGCGACCGAGGACGACGAAGTTGTGAGGCCGCTGGCATGAGCGACGACGCAACACAAATCGACACGCTCATGCTGAAGGCCGCTCGGCTAAGGTGTGAGGGCGCAACGTGGGATGCCGTGGCGGCGGCTGTGGGCCGGTCGGTCGATACAGTACGCCACTGGCCGCTTACGAGGCCTACCGACTGGTATCCGGCCTTGCAGAAGGCCATTGACGAGTGCATGCCGGAATGTGAGCGTGAGGCGTTGCACGTGCTGCGCCAGGGGCTACGCGATAAGAAGCCGGACGAGAAGCGGAAATCAGCGGCCGCCCTACTGCGGCACCGGCGAGAATGCCGTGCCAAGCTGCTGACGATCGGCGGTGTGGACGGCGGCGGCGGCTTGCAGATCGTGATAACGCCGGCGGTCAAGCCGGAGGAAGGAGAGGCGACATGACACCGAAATCAGACGGAGAAGTCTTGGCTGGCAAGATGTTGGCCCGAGTGTTTCTCAATTCCGAGAGCGTAACGGTTGGCTTCAACGTCGGCGATGGCCACGTGCAGGTATTCAAGAACGCCGCCGATTGGTACAACATTGTGAAGCAACTGCCGCCCACGGAAGCCGTAGCGTGGTCGGAGGGGCAGGAGCCGCCAGAGGAGGTGAGCGAATGACTAAGGTGCTATTCGTCAACGGCAGGCCGATACAGCGGCAGCGTGAGGGCTGCGAACGCGAGACGGACGCCGATGCGCTTGAGCGCATGATCGAGGCGTTCCATATGTCACGGGATGACGCGCTGGCGCTCTTGGTCGAACTCTGGGAGGCGAGCGAATGATCTACGTGGCAATCGAGCTTGCGGACGAGCGGTCCTGCGACGGCTGCCCGCTGCATGATGGCGGGAGTTGGTGCAAGGTGTTTGGCGAGTCGCCTGAACGCATACCGGGAACCTCGGCTGATGATGACGGGCACTTGCATTCATGGCGCCCGCAGTCGTGCATCGAGGCATCGGCCAAGATGGCCGCTCAAATGGCATTCGCTATCCAGGTTGCCGGCTACCAGTACCTTGCCGGGAATGACAAGAAGGATTGGGGGGTAAAGGAGTTGAACGATGGGCAGCAAGAAGAAGGACAAGAAGCCGAAGGCGCCGAAGAAGCGGAGCAAGAAGGAGCTGCTGGCGGCTCTCAGGATAGCTGAGGGTAAGTTGACCTTGGCGCTTGAGGCAAGGGGACGCGAGGCCAGCCGTAGCGAAGAGCTTGAGTTCGACATCGAGGAGCGTCGGGCCAAGCTGATTCCGGCCAAGGCCATCGCAGAGGCGATCCGCCGGGACTGCCCGCCGGGGACCCGGTGCAACGCTCTCGTGAACGTGATCTACTACCCCTGCGGCACGTCTAAGGTCGTGCCGACCCAGCGGGACTGGTGGCTGTCGCTTCTGGAGGCCACATGACCACGCCAGCCCAGCCGCCCCGAGAAAGCAAGTTCATCGAGTGCGAGGTCTGCGGCTGCCGGTTCAACAAGGGCAAGGCGCGGGGTTTTCGCATGGGCGGCGGCCTCTGCCCGAACTGTGCGAAGCGGTGGCTGAAGCCAATCCCGAATCCATATCCCAACGAGGAGAACCTTTGACCTCCCTCCCAGTAGAGATGCTACCGAAGCAGATTGGCCTCATGCACGCTCGCGAGTTTGAGGTGCTCTTCAGCGGGGCGTTCCGCGCAGGCAAGACGCGCGCCGGCTGCTACAAGCTGCTCCAGTGGGCCTCGGTGCCCGGCTCATTCGTCGGACTATGCCGGAAGACCTACACATCGCTGAAGCACACAACTCTCCGCACGCTGCTGAAGCCGGACGGGCCGCTGCCAGCCGTCTTGCCGCCCGGCGCGTACAAGCACAATAAGACTGACCACGTTATCAGCATCAAGGGCGGTGGCGAGATGCTGTACTTCGGATTCGACCACCCGGAGCGCATGGGTTCGCTTGGCTTCGACGCCGTGCTGATTGACGAGGGCATCGAGCTCGACGAGGATGAATACACGATGCTACTAGGCCGGTGCAGCGGGCAGGCGCTCGGCTATCGGCAGATCGTGACCGTGACGAACCCCGGCTCGCCCGGCCACTTCCTGCACGGGCGGTTCTACGAGACGCCGGACGAAACGCAGCGCTTGATCGAGACGAACAGCCTTGATAACTTCTTCCTGCCCCGCCAGTATATCGAGCAGCTTCAGAAGCTGACGGGCACCGATTATGAGCGGTACGTGCTCGGCAAGTGGACGGCCTACGAGGGGCTGGTCTATCGGGACTTCTCAAGGGCAGTGCATGTCTGCGAGCGGCCAGGCCCGTGGAAGCGGGTCATTATCGGCGTTGACGAGGGCTACACGCACCCCGGCGTGGCGCTCGTAGTGGGCATCGACGGCGACGGGAGGGGGCACGTCATGCGAGAGTTCTACCAGACGCAGGTGCTGCCAGCCGACTTCGTTGCCCGCGTCAAGGCTATGGCCGATGGCTGCGAGCCGAAGCTTGAGCGGGCGTACATCCCGCCCGAGGCGGCGGGCATGATCGCCGACCTGAAGGGCCAGAACGTGCCGGCCATGAAGGCCAAGAACGCGGTGATGGACGGCATCCGGTACGTGACGAACGCGCTGATGATACGCGGCGACAAGCGGCCCGGACTGACGGTCGATCCGTCGTGCGTGGATACCATCCGCGAGTTCGAGGCGTACTGCTGGCGCAAGGGCAAGGACGAGCCGGTGAAGGAAGACGATCACGCAATGGACGCCCTGCGGTACGCGCTGTTCTCGATGCGGCGCGGCAAGTTCTTGTTCGGGCCACTGAGCCAGGTCGTGAAGCAGCTTGACGAGGCGGAGGGCGTTGTGAAGCCGGCAGAGAAGCCGCGTGAGCCGGGTGCGCATGTGGTAGACGTGCCGCTTGTCGAGCCGGCTGTGATGGCGGAGATTGAGGCGGGCGATGACGAGAACAGGGCGCGTATCCTTGAGGACGCTACGGCGTGGCAATGAGGAGGTGAGCTATGACTGACACATGGCGGCGAGATGGCGTGAACTTGTGGCTTGGCGATGAAGGATTCACAGTGTTTCTGGATGGCCCCAACATGACGTGTGCCGCCGAGGGCGGGGCTTTCGTCGAGAGGCTTATCGGCGAGGCGAACAAGGCGCGGGGCAGCGACGCGCCCGCCGCCTGGAAGGCCGAGACCTGCGAGACGTGCGAGTTTCAGGTGGTGGGGTTGTGCCGCGTTGGCCCGCCAACGATTGAGGCTAGCCCGGCCGGGTATTGCGATAATTATCCGGTAGTCATTGCGGATTCATCCCAGCCCGATTTGATACGGATCGCCTGCGCCCAGTGGCGGCGGGCGGCAACTACGGAAGATACCATATCGGTCGACGAGCTTGTGGTAGATACTACGCAACTGCTGCATGACGGCGGCCCAGGGCGCGAACTGAATGAGGAGCGAAGCAATGCCGTGTAAGCTCAAGATAGTTGACGGCGAACAGTGGGTGCGGCATCTGCCCGATGGCAAGTGGCACAAGCTGCCAAATGACGCCGAGGCGATTGCAATCATTGAACGGTCGCTTAAACGGTCGATGGACTTTGCGAGGCAGCTAGGCATTCATCGCGACCGGGCGCTCGGCCTGTCCCAAGAGCTTGTAACGCTTGGCGCCGATGTCGCATCCTTCCGGGACCCTGAATCCAATGGAAAAGGAGAAGAGCAATGAGCGAGCAAGCTAAGGCGTTGGCGGAAACGCTCTTACGAGCGGACTGGAAGCAACATGTTGAACTCACCGACAGGGTTACGGCTGCGGCTGACCTGATCGACGCCGCCATGCAGCCCCCCTGCCCGGACTGCGGCGCGGCGGTGAGGCCGTCGGCTAAGTGGGCCTGCGGCTCCTGGCAGGACGGCCCGGCCCGGCAGACGAGCGTCAAGTGCGTCAAGCGGCAGATGGCCGTGCTGTTGGCCGAGCTTGAGGCGCTCAGGGCCGATCCGCCCATTGCGGTGATTGCAGACTTGGTGGGGCCACAGCCCGCCGACGCCCACGACGGCCCCGCCGTGTCGGAGCTGTCGGACGCCACTCTGCATCCATTTCACGTCGACGCGAAGCGCCAGCCGCCCGTGCCGCCGGCGGAGCCGGTAGAGCCACGGGACATAATCTGTGAAGGCGGAAAGAAACCCCGGCTCGCTCCGCCGCCGAAGCCCGTCGAGCCAGAGGCGCAAATCGTGAAAGAGGGCGAGCTGCCACGGCGCATGCCGCCTGACGCCATGATATAACGAAAGGAGCGGAGCGATGACTGGCGAAGAACGAGCGCTGCTTGAGTCAACAAAAACCGTCGTGCAGGAACTACAAGCTCGCGTGGCGACACTTGAGCAAGAGCTAGCGGCAATAAGGGCCGCGCCAGCGCCGGCGTATGTACCTTATGCTGTCCCGGTGCCTCAGCCCCAACCGTATGACCCGTATCGCTGGTCACCGGTGTGGTGCGGGAGCGCGGCCGTGGTAACACAGCAAGGCTAGAACACAAGGAGCCGAGCGATGAAGCCAATCTCTGACATTGCCATCCCGACCGTACCGCCAATCCCTGGTACCGCGCGGAAGTACCGCAAGAGGCCGATTGTGATTGAGGCAACGCAGTGGTTTACGAACGGCGACCACCCGGAAGATGGCGCGGCCCGCGAACATCCAGACACGCGCGAAGGCGAAGTTGTGCGCTATTATCGTCGACCGCCCCTCCCCGGTTATGGGCTGTGCGAGGTGTGCAAGTTGACAATGTACAAACACGGTTGGGTTGACACGCTTGAAGGCGGGCACACCGTCTGCCCCGGCGACTGGATAATCACTGGCGTTGCAGGTGAACATTATCCCTGCAAGCCCGACATCTTCGAGAAGACGTATCAACCCGTAGAGGAGCAAGACGATGGCAAGGCATAACTGGCTCACCCGCACGGCCCGCAAGATTCTTGGACTCGCCGGCGGCGAGAGGACGGGCCTCATTCAAGTCGGCCGGCAGAGCAACGCGCTCATGTCCGAGGACAAGGCGATCAAGCAATTCCGCAACTACGTCTACACCTGTGCGCTCCGCAACGGCTCGACCGTGGCGAGTGTGCCGCTCAGGCTGTACGCGCGCGGCCCCGTATCCGAGCGCAGCAAAGGCTGGTGCAAGGCGCAGGGCGTGCCGCCTGATCGGCTCAAGCATATCGTCGGCAAGCAACTTGCCACACCGGGCGAGGAGGTTATCGAGGTGACCTGGCATCCGGTGCTCGACGTGCTCCGGCTGGCGAATCCGCGCGAAGTCGGATTCACGCTCCAAGAACTGACGACGATATTCCAAGAGCTTGCCGGCAACGCCTACTGGTACTTGGAGCCGTGGGGCGACCCCATACGGGGCGCACAGCCGCAGGCGATTTGGAACCTGTTCCCGCAGTTCATGAAGCCCGTGCCAACGAAGGACGGCAAGGACGTGAAGGGCTATCTGTACGGCAGCAACCCGGCGAATACCGTGGCATTCAAGCCCGAGGAAATCATCCACTTCCGCTATCCGAACCCGAGCAGCGCGATCAAGGGCATGGGGCCGGCGCAGGCGGCGACCTCGGCGATCAACCGCAAGCTGGCAATGGACGAATACGGGCAGGCCATGTACGACAACGACTGCAAGCCCGCATTCCTTATCCGCGTGCCCGAGGACACTCCGGCAGACGAGATACGGAATACCGAGGCTCAGTTCAAGGACAAGTTCAGGTCGCGGCGCGGCGGCGGTGTCAATATCTCCGGCAAGCCGTGGATCGTGACCGCAGAGAAGGGGATCGAGAAGCTGGCATTCCCGCCGTCTACGATGCAGAGCATTCCGCAGGCGAAGCTCGACCGAGACGAGGTGTACGAGATATTCGGCAACCCGACGCAGATGGCCGAGGTCGGTAAGTCGCGTGCCGAGCTTGAGGCAGCCATGACGGGCTACATGTGGTTCGCCATTCTACCGAGGCTCAGGCGTGCGGAGCAGACCCTGACGGAGCGGCTGGCGAGCCTGTACGACCCGCGCTTATTCTTCGCGTTCGATGATCCGGTGCCAGAGAACCGCGAGCTGATGCTGAAGGAAGTTGACGCGCTGGCGAAGGGCAAGATCATCACACGGAATGAGGCGCGCCAGCTTGCCGGCTATCCTGAGATGGAGGAGGGCGGCGACGAGTTCATTGCCGGGGCCGCGCCCGCGCCCGGCGGATTGGGAGGCATGGCCCTGTCGGCTCGCCCCTTTCCCGTCCGCAGCCAAAGTCCATTTGGCGATGTCCCCGAATGAGCGGCTGCTCATGCGCAAGATGGAATCGCTGTTGACGCGACAAGGCGCCGAGGTAATGGCGAAGCTCGATACGTTCCCAGACGATACGCAGGGGCTTGACGTGTCGGCCATCCTGTTCGACGAGGAGCGGTGGGATATCATCTACGCAGAGGAGCTTGAGGACGTGCTGATGCCGATGCTCGTTGACGGCTGGACGGCGGGCGTCGACAAGCTGCGGGCCGCCATCGGCAAGGCGGCGAAGGCCGTCAAGGCCCCTATCGACGGCTGGGACGTGTTCAATCAGGAAGTGCTGTCGTGGGCGCAGACGTACCCGCGCTACTTCGCAGAGCGGGTCAACGTGGCGTTCGCCAAGCGGATCACCGAGGTCGTCGCTATGGGGCTGTCTGAAGGCGAGGGCATACGCGAGCTACGCAAGCGGCTGGCCGACAAGGTGTTCGACGGCGACGTGACGCGCTACCGAGCGGACATGATCGCCCGGACAGAGGGCAGCCGGGCCGCACACGCGGGCGAGAATCAGGCATGGGAGCAGAGCGGTGTGGTCGCTGCAAAGGTGTGGCGAATCCTGCCCGGCGCGTGCCAGTATTGCACGCCGCTCGACGGCAAGATCATCGAGATCGGCGGGACGTATTTCGAGCAGGGCCAGGTGGCCGAAGGGAACGAGGGCGGGAAGATGAACCTGAACTACGAGACGGTGCAGGCTCCCCCCTTACATCCGCACTGCCACTGCGACGAAGAGCCCGTACTTAGGGAGATAGGCGAATGAAGAAGCGATTATCACAGCCGGCCATGCCGGAGCTTGACGGCGTCGAGCAGCACTATGGCGGGATTAGCCCAGTCGATCCGTGGCCGAAGCCGGGGGATGACCCGCCGATGCTGAGCCGCGAGGAAGTAATCGAGGCCGAGCGCTTCCGGCAGTTTGTCAGTTCGGTTGGCATGTGCCTAGATGATTTGAGTGAGAAAGACGTAAAGGGGTGGCAGCGGAGCCTAGAGTATGCCTTGTGGAAGGCACACAGGGAATGGCTCGTGCTGCGAGCGCTCTCATGGATGACGCGGTTTGTGGATTGGCTTGAACGGAGATTGAGCAAATGAGCGCTACGTCCTTTGTGCGCGGCTGGCCAGTTGAATTCCGCGCCGGCTACTGGGCCTATGCGGACACTGGGCAACCTATCGACAGCCCGCCTCGCCCGTGTCCGCGCTGCGGACGCTTACCAACGCCCGAAGGATACGATGCCTGCCTCGGACATGTGCCGGGCTGCACGTCGGCCTGCTGCGGGCACGGGCGGCATGAGATTATTAGGGAGCCGAGCGAATGAGCGACCTACCAGACCCGCGATACTGCGGCGGCGCCGTGTGGAAGTCGCCCAGCTACATGATCTGCGTGGTGGGACTCACCGGGGCGAACCCCCTGAAGATGATGCTGATGTCCGGGCCAGAGATGCCCGGCGATGTATTCGTCGAGGCCGACGGGACGTGGCTCTACACGCCAGAGGAACTGGCCGCGCGGCTAAAGGAGTGGACGTACCTCGGCAAGTTCCGCGACCTGTACTACATCGGATGCCACCCGAAGGAGCCGGCATGCCTGATCTGACCAGCCTCTCCGACCTCCAGCCTCACCCGCGCAACCCGCGCGAGATAACGCCCGAGGCGCTTGCCGGGCTGGGCGCGAGCATCGAGCAGTATGGCGACCTGAGCGGGATCGTGTGGAACAGTCGGAGCGGCACGCTCGTCTGCGGGCATCAGCGGATCAAGGCGCTGGGCGAGGGGGCCAAGCTTGACGCATTGGCCGTGGCCTGGCCGAACGGCCATGACTCAGACGTCACGCTTCATGACTGCGGCGTACTGGTTGTCAGCTCCACCGGCGAACGCTTCCCCGTCCGCGTGGTCGACTGGGACGAGCAGAAGCACCTTGCGGCGATGGTCGTGGCGAACAGCCCGCACATAGCTGGCGGCTGGCTTCCTGAGCTTGGCGGTGTGCTCGACGAGCTGGCGGGCCCGCTTGAGGATGCCTTCTTCGCGCTCAAGCTTGACGAGCTGCGGGCCGACGTGCCGCTGAACCCCGACGACTTCGAGCCCGTAGGCGAAGGCGAATAGCCCCGGCTTGACCAGAAGGCCGCGATTCAGTGCCCGGTTTGTGGAGCGAGATTCCGACCCGATGAGCGAGGCCGATCTGAAACTTGACTGGTGCAACTACGCGGCGGCGAAGTACGCCGTGGAACACTGGCACTATTCACGCAGGATGCCTGCCGGGAAGAATGTCTATGTCGGCGTGTGGGAATCATCGGCGTTTACTGGCGTCGTCATATTTGGCAAGGGCGTCTGCAATCATCTCGTCGGCCAGTATGAATTGGAGCCAACCGAGGGCTGTGAGTTGACGCGCGTAGCCCTTCGGGCGCATGGGAACGCAGTCTCTAGGGTTGTTGCTATAGCCATTCGGTTACTGCGTAGGCAATCGCCTAACCTTCGCTTGATCGTGTCGTTCGCAGACGAAATGCAAGACCATTACGGCGTTATCTATCAGGCCGGGAACTGGATATATACTGGCAAGACAGCCTTCAAGCAAGAATATATCTACAAGGGCCGGCACGTTCCTGACCGCGTTGTGAGCCAGGCCGTCAAGGAGCGCCGGATTCGGCGGCAGGATTTGAGGCGGGCACCAACGCTACGCAAGTTTCGGTACCTCTACCCCCTTGACGCCGCGATGCGAGAACAGATAGAGCCGCTACGCCAGCCGTACCCGAAGCGCGCCGGAAGCATAGACAGCGATGCGCCCGCCCCTCCAGGCGGGAAAGGGCGGTGCAACTCCGACCTCGGCGCTCCATTATAACGCATAATTATTTCCCGCCGCTACCCCTTGCCACGCAACGCATTACGGCACAAGTGTATCATTTCGATACAATAGTGGTTGACATGCGGGGGGGTTGTGTTGTAGTCTACGGGTAGACGCTCCCAGAGAACGCGCACGCCGACGGGCGTGCCTGCGAAATACAAGGCCGTGTGGGGCCGCACCCCTGCACGGCCTTTTTCTTTGGGGTCACCTGGAGACACGCGAATGGAATCACGAGTGCCGCTGGCGTCGCTGATGCCCGTCCTGCCCGCAGACATGGCCGGGCAGATCAAGGAGATCGTCGGCGATGTGGAAGAGGCGGTCGTCCATCGCAAGACGGCGGTCGACCGCAAGGCCAAGCCGCTCGACCCCGGCGAACGCGAAGTCCTCCAATACGTCAGCACCCGCGACGTTGACCGCGAGGCCGAGATTCTTGCCCCCGACGGCTGCGTGCTGACTGAGTTCAAGAAGGCTCCGCAGGTGCTCTGGGGACACGACTACAGCAAGCCGCCTATCGGCTCCGACCGCGTGATCGAAAAGGACGGCTACGGCATTCGGGCGATTACCAAGTACGCCGAGACGGAGATGGGGAATGACATCTGGCTCCTCCGCCGTGACGGCCACCTGAACACGTCGAGCGTCGGCTTCGTGCCGATGAAGACTACGCGGCGCGGCGACGACGGCTGGGACAGCCTGACGAAGAAGCTGTCCGCGAAATGGCAGATGGACGTTGCCAAGTTCGAGAAGGTTGACGCCGTCGTGAGCAGGTGGCTCCTACTGGAGCACAGCGACGTGTCGGTTCCGGCGAACATTAACGCCCGAACAATCGCAGTCGGCCCGGACGGCGAGGGCAAGGAATTGGAGGCGCTTGTGGCGTCCGGCGCGATCAAGAGCGACGCCGTCTGCAAGAGCCTGATGAAGACCGTCAAGGAATGCCGGGCGGCGGCGGAGACGTTCAACTGCGAATGTATCGAGTGCGGCCACAAGTTGGAGAGCGACGAGCACTGCAAGGACATCAAGTGCCCCGAATGCGGCGCGACGATGCGCCGGGCCGAACGGCCCGGCCCCGGCCAGCCAAGTAATAGCCTTGAGGTCATTGTGGTCGAGCCTGCGAAGGAAAGACAGCCAGTGACAATCCGCGTGGTCGAGCGGCCCCGCATTATTCAGGTGCTCGACCCCGATGAGTTTAGACGTAACGCCCGCATCTGCATTTCGCAGATACGCGGCGAATTGGAATAGCCTGACCTTGCTGACACGAGGAAGGCGAACACGGCCCGAACAAGGAGAGGCACGATGAAACTGAGAGTGCTCAAGGATTTCACGCACAGCGACACCGAGTTCAAGGCGGGTGCCATCTTGGCGATTGAGGACAAGGACGCGCAGGCGTTTATCGACGACGAGTCGTGCGAGGAGTACGACCCGGAAGCCGAGGCAGCTGCGGCGAAGGCAGCCGAAGAGGCTAAGGCGACCGAGCGCGCCGAGCAGAAGACGATGCTTGTCGAGGTGCTTGGCGAGATCGTCAAGAAAGAAGACCCCGAGGCGAAAGCGCTCACCATCAAGGTCGGCGAGTCCGAGCTTGAGAAGAGCGAAATGGGCGGCTTCGATTCCGACGGCCAGTTCTTCTCTGACGTGCTGAACGCTGGCAAACGCGGCGGGCGTGAGTCCGAACGGCTGACCAAGTGGCAGGATACTTGCGTCACGAAGGGGCTTGCCAGCGCTAAGGCGCCGTCGAGCGTGATGGAAGAGGGCGACGACACCCAGGGCGGATATCTTGTCCCGACCGAGATCGCCACGATGTGGATGCCTCCGACGCTGGAGAACGACATCTCCACGAGCCGCGCATTCAAGATTCCGATGAAGACGAACCGGCTCGCCATGCCGGCTCTTGTCGATGCGACGCATGTCGGCAGCTTCTTCGGCGGCGTCATTATCTATCGGCCTGGCGAGAAGGGGCAGAAGACCCCGACCAAGCCAACGCTGCGCCAGATTCAGTTGACGCTCCACAAGATGGCGGTGCTCGTGCCGATTTCCGACGAGCTG